GATCACATAAATGATTATTAGGCTTTTGCTCAAAGATACCATGTAGAGGACAGATAATTTTCACCATTATTTTATTTCCAACATATTCAATCAAAGAATAATTATATTTATTATCATGTATGGTTTTCGCTTTTTCAACAAAATCAGCAGTACTTGATTTAAAACTGCCACCACATTTTGGACAACCTTGACCATATAGATGATTAATTGGTTTTTGTAAAAATTCACCATGTTCAAAACAAATAATTCTTACTTTGTCTTTTGCTTCATTATATTTAACCACAGAATAATCATATTTATTATTATGAATTAAATTTGCTTCATTAATAAACTCTTCTGTTGTTTTATTTTTTCCAGCACATTTTGAGCATCCTTCATTATTTAAATGATGATTTGGTGTTTGTTCGAATATTCCGTGTTTGGAACATATTATTTTAACTTTAGTATGTGCATTAACATATTTAGTTAACGAATAATCATACCTATCTTCATGCACCATTTTGGCATCAAATACAAATTCTTCGGTTGTTTTTCGTTTCATAATATTTTTAAAAATTTAAATCGATATTACCTTCTTCATTTAATGCACCTTCGCTATATACAAATTTAACATTAACATTTAATTGATTATCTGATATTGGTTGTTTATTATCGTCATAAAGCCAGTTAAATGTCACAGAAGTAATTTTAACTTCTGGAATATATAATGATACTGTATTTTTTATTTCTTCTTCAACTTGACTTGCACTTATATTATCATTGGGTTCGAAAATATATTTTAATAAATTTGTTCCATATTCTGGTTCATAATATCTTTCATCTCTTTGTGTTAACAAAAGCAGTAGCAAATTAGAACTATATGAGTCTTTACTCACTTGGTTCATTGAAAGAAATCCTCTTGTTGTTAAATCATCCTTTAAAGGATAGGTAATATTAAATGAATTCATTACAATAAATTTAATATAAATACTTATAAACAAAAAAATCCCGACTTATGTGTCGGGATTTGTTTTAATTCAAATTAATAATATTTAAAATGACTTGGGAAATGCTTTGGCTTTGCTTCTTTTTTCTTTTTTTGCTGCTTTCTGAGCATCTTCATCTTGTTTTTTCTTGTCGTAAAGACTTTTTATTGATTCATGCAATACAATAATGGGGTCATGTCCGTATTTTTCAAGAATACCCCTGTATGTGCTGAAGTTAGGTTTTTCTAACGATATTTTATCATTTTCATCAACCATAACACCAGCAAGACATTCATTAATTGCAATTACTTGCATGTCTTTTGGTAACTGGTCAAAGATTTCTTCGTTGAAAATTACAGCAAAGTTAATGCCATTGCTCAGTATTTCCACAAGGTCATTAGTTTTTACTATTTTATAAAGTTCTTTTTGCTTATTGTTGCAAAATACTTCAAACTCAAGCCAATCTTTAATTGTTGACTTTCCTTTTACTTCATTAAATTGTTTAATCATCTCTTCGGATGCTTTTTCGATTTTAGCCATAAAATTTGTTTTTAATTGTTAATATTAGAATTGTATTTAATTTTAATTTCAGCTAATTTAGTATATAATTTAGCGAACATTTGGTCACCCTCTTTAAATTCTTTTTCAAATTTCTGTTCAAGTTCATCTACGAATGAAGACATATCATCAATACTTGCTTTTACCATATTTTCGATTTCAATTAACGTTGCTAATTGTTTGTTGACGGCATCTTGTTTCTTTATTTTTTCCATTTCTTTTTCGTATTCTGAATTAAGCACTATTGCTTCTTCTTCAGAAACAGCTTCTGCAAATCCTGATTTTTCAAGACGGTCTTGAGTTAAACCAAATGAATTTTTCTTTTCATCAGCAAGTTTATCAATTTCAATTATTTTTTTTGCTGCCTCTGAGTTAAATTCACCTTTATCGACAGCATTCTTAAGATTATCTAAAAAATTTGAACCTTCCATGTTATTAAATTTTATTGACCCACGTTTTGCATTTCAATTCCTTCAAATTTCCATACTTCATGAGTATCATTATGTTTTATTCTTTTTAATATTTTGATTATTCCGAATCCAATTAATTCGCCATAATCATTTTTTACAAATATACTTTTTAAATTTGTTAAATCCTTGTAAATTTCAGAATTTTCTTCAATTTCTGTTGTTTTGAATTTTAATGGTATGAAAAATTCCAATTCCCTGTATTCAAAACCAATTTTCTTTACGTGTAGATATTCAGTAAGTTGTTCAATCTTATTAACTACATTTTCATTCTCACGATACGCTTTAATTGGAAAATCGAATTGTTTAGATTTATTATAAATGTCCTGAACCTCAAATTCCACACCTTCTTTATCACTTTTTTCCACAACATCCATAACTTTTACCAACCCAACTTCAATTGGTTGATTATTAAAAATATATAGCAATTCATAATCATCATCTTTAATTCGTCTTTCTTCAAATTCCATTTTCAAAACCTCACCCATAGTCTTACCTGCATGCTTATGTTTATCGTCAAAAAAACCATAGTGTTCATACCTTCTACCATATTGGTCTTTCATACCATAATTACTACCATGCTTATCAGCAGTAACAGCCATCTTATGGGGTGTTGCAGTTCTCATAAAATTATCTGTACGTCTTAATAAATCATAATAATCTTTAACATACTTTTCATCACGAGCACCCGCATAAAATTTTTCAAGTAATTTATTAGGATGAAGTTTTCTTGTGGTCTTTTTATCCTTTTCTTGTAAGTCATTTGGGTCAGCTTTTAAGATTTCCGTTTCAGTATTATATAATGCAATACTAATGTTAATTAGCATTGAATGTATTTTAATATAAATCCAGAGCAATATGTTTTGAAAAAACTTAGACATGTTTTTTTAATTCTTTTTCTGCTTCAAGTTTTTGTATTTCAGCGTTAAGTTTTTTCAATTCAGATTTTTTAAGTTCAATTTTATTTATCAAATCATCTGCCTTAAACTGAAATATTTTATTATGGTCAACAATTAATTGTTTGAATTTAGAAAACAAATCTTGATAATAATTATTTTGCCATTCCAGTAATTGCTTTTTATCTTTTTTAATCACTGCCTTATTAAGCATAACTGATTTAACAAGACTTTCAACCAATTTATTATTTTTAGCTTTTGTTTTCTTATTACCAAACGCTTCATTTACTAATACACGAGTATTTTTCATTTCTTTACGTGCTTTTTTTTCTTTTTTATTCTTTTTCATAATTTTAGTTTTAAACTACAGCTAATGTTTTTGCAATTGCTGCTTTATAAAAATCGGCACGCTTTTTTGTAACTGTTGCCAAGTGATATTCAATTTTAAAGTCCTCGTACAATTGTTCACCGAGTTGTTTACGTAGGTCTACGTCAAGTATCAATTTCTTTAAATATTTCTTCCAATATTTATGTGCATTTTTTTCTGCAGGAATCAATATACAATTTTCCATATGTCTACCATGAACATTATATGGTGGAATATCTGAACATACTACTGGAAGTTTACGTGTCCAGCACTCTACTTGCTTTAAATTACTTTTCATATAGTTAAATGAATTATCTGCTAATGGTGCAATTACTATATCAGCTTCATCCAATGCTTTTGCATATGTATTTGCTTTCTGTGTCCAACGTCTACCATAATTACCCTCATTTTCATAATTAACATTTCTTTCGAAATTCAAAAGCCATTCAATATAATCTTTATTTTCTATATTTTTATGATTATCAGTTAGAATTTTTTCATAATAAAGATACACACTTTCAATAGATTGAATATCTCTTTGTTTTTGGTCAAAAACCTTACCTCTATATTTGTCTTTCAACGCCTGTGATAAATTAGGTATTTGGTCAACATCACCCCGTGACTTATTAATTGCTTTTACGACATCAGGTGTCCACAGACTTAATTTCTGCAACTCAGTAGCAAATTCTTGATTAAAAGTAATATCTGTTGTATTACCCTCAGTATCAAATCCTACCAAAATTACTTTAAATTTATCCTTTAGAGCAGGGTCATTATAAAGTACGTTAAAAACACTTTCAAGTTGTTCAACATCACCTAAATGGCTCGACCCTGCTGCGTACATAATTCTAACACGACCATCAGGGTCTGGCTTCCAGTTATTTTGAAATTGTTTCATCCACAAAGGGTCAATTGAGTTATAAAATACCCCAACATTATCTTTACCAGTTATTTTACGAATTTCTGATGCAAATAAATCAGTTGTAGTTGTAACATAATCTGCAATTTTCAGGTTTTCTATGATTGGAATGTGCATTTTCTTTTCTAAATTCATCGAATAGAAAGGATGATTTTTATGTAGATTCCAATAGTCATCAATATCTACCATTAAGATAGTACCAGATTTTCTAAGTTCTGCTGCTAATTTCAACATCTGATTTGTATCACCTAAGAACTGACGATGATAATGAATGATATGAAATGTTTTTAAGTAATCAATTGTTTTAGGGTTGTTAAAATCTATCTGTGGATTTATTTCCACATAAAATTCGTCTGAATGATTTCTCTCAAGTTCTGTTGCTGGCGTTATTGTTCTAAAATATGAAACTCCTGCTGAATCGAGGTTATAAAATAATATTCTAATTTTTCCGTCCATTCTATCTTTATAAATTATTATAAAATTATGTAATTTATTATAAATACGTAAAAATAATATAAAAATCTCAAACATGCCAGAGATTTAATAAAAAAAGCCAACATTTAGTTGGCTTTTTATCATTATTGTAATTATTTTTTACGTATCTATTTGAACATTAGTTTCATCCTCTTTTTTAGTTAATTTTTTTTTATTAGATGCGGTTTTACTCACAATCGTTTTTTCTTCTTCTTCGACATCCACATTTTTGTCTGATATTGATTTACTATCATTTAATTTTTTTACAAGTTCGACAGTACCTATTAATATTTTAGAAAGTTCTGCTGCACTTACTTCAGCAACAGTTATTAAATTTTTAATTCTTAATCTGTGTACTGATAATGGTAAAGATGAAACTGTTAGATACACAGTATCCCCGGGTTTTACCTTGATTGTTTTTTTGGTAATGTTATCAATATATTCAATATCAAGTTCTGTATTGAATTTAAAATCACGCTTTCCAGCCGTGTTTGTTATGTTTGTAATTTTGTATGTATTCATATCTTTATTTATTTTAATCCTTGAATTAATGTATCCCCGTATTTAACTCCATCATAGCCCATATTCGATGCTTTTTTTGCAATTGCTTTATTTTTTAAATTAATTGAGGGTGTTTTATATTGTTCACTTAGTTTTTCAAAATTTATGTGAGGAAACCAACTTTTTGCCAATATTTCAACTGGTTGTTGACCATCTTTATAAGTAATACCCAAAGAATTTGTGTCTAATAAATTATCGAAATCAATTTGATATTTATCATATCCATCAATGGGTTTCAACATAAAGAAATTTCCAACAACAGAGTTTTCTTTAATAGGGTCTTTCCTATATCCAACAATTGATTGTTGATTTACACTTGGTGCTTCTGTTTGCACATTAAGATTGTCTTCTTCCAATGAAGCCAGAAATTCGCTTTGACTTACACCAGAATCAATTTGATTCTCACTGTTAATTGGGTCTTGCATTTCAACTTCTTCCATACCACGTGCTTGTTCGTATTCGTAAATGTCTTGAATTTTATTTAAAACTCTACAAGCATCCATAAAATTCATTTTTAGTTTAATTGCTAATATTGGAACATTATCTAATAATGCCTTAATATATCTGTGATGTCCGTCACAGATACTCGTTTTTTCATCTCCTGCAAGCCAAATAGGATTTGTATCATCATTATTTACATTTTCCATTTCATCTCCATACACAACCTTTTGTGATGGCTCTATCCCATCATCATCACTTGGATGTAATTGAAGTGTTTCATAATTAATGCCCTCATCATCGAGTTTTTGCAATACAATTGTATATGGTGCACTTAATTGAGGTAAATAATATGGTCTTCCATTTTTTAGCATAAAAATTCATTATTTTACTATAAATACAGTAATCTTATTTTTTTATAATTTAATTAATAAAGTTTTGAATTTCTTCATCAACAATATTAGTTAATTTATCTTTGGCTTTAAGTAATGTTAAATTACCATTTAATGCCAAAAAGATACTAAACATTAAATTCTTAGGAATTTGAGGTCTGATTGCTTCGTATGCTTGAATATCGGTATCACGGTCTTCATAAACATTAATTTCTTCCAAGTCTGGAAATTGCTGAATATAACGTAGTACTTTTACACCTTTATTACCTTCAGCACGCTTCATATCAACTTTGTCAACAACTATATTATTTTTATTTAAGACTGCTTCAACTTGTGGACGTAGTTTTTCCATACGTGATGTTAATATTACCACATAAGTATTTGGTGTTGATTGTTCTTTTTTTAATTGATTTAATACATTGGGAAACGGCTTAATATCAAAAACATTTAAGTCCAGACTTTCTGGTCTGCCCCACCAACCAATAAAAGGAAATGATTTTTTATGATAGTCAGACCACATTGGTTTACCCTCTTCGGGCATTGGACTTGAAATTAAAGTGCCATCAAAGTCCATGATGCACAGACGTTTAATATTTTTCGTAGTCATAAGTTTCTAATTTATACATCATTGTAAATAATTTACAGTGTTCAATATCTTCGAGCGATACAATTACTGTTGTGTCATCCCTTCTACCAAAACCATTATACTTACGAAATTTCATATATTCATAATCAATTTTATCATTTTCTTTTTTTGGCTTTGCTTTTAAAATTGGTCGAGTATTATCAACTTTTTCATCAACTAATTTTCTTAATGAACACATTCGATAAATATTAAATCTATCTGAAAGTCTTATCGCCAATACATCTGCTTTACCATATAACCAACCATAAGTACCATCATCTTTTGTTAATTCAAGCCATGTATATCCAAATTTATGAGCATCTTTCAATCCCTTTACTTGAACTCTTGCTTTTTTTCCGTCTTTTTTTAAAAGAACTTCCCAACGTTCAACAAAATCGTAATAATTATACACATCAAGAATTTCAAATCCATAAGAAATTGCAATTTCCTTAAAAAGTTTTTCACTTTTTAAACCAGTTTTATAATCATCTTGTATTTTTGCCCCTAATCCCATTTTATTTATATTCTACTTCGGTTACTTTTCCAGTTAATAATAAAGGTCTTCCAATTGATTTCCAATCAATTAAATTATTTGACATCATTGGCTTACCACCAGCTTTTCGATTAACAGCAATTGTTATATGTGGTTTTACATTATGACTATTGAATCCTTCAACACCAACAGCTATTACTTTATCATCCATTGCAATATCTTTGACTTGTAAACGTATTGGTAATCCCAGATATTTTTCAAATTCTGGGTCAATTTCACCCATGTTAATTGTCATGTGATTAGCTATCACACTCCAGTTTTCAGGAATAACATTTTTAAATCTTTCAATTAGTTTTTTCCTTGAATTTTCATTAAGAACAACAGCACTGTATGATATATTACTCATTATATTAATTTTATTTATATTTCCAACAATAACCACCAGCAGTTTTACTTCTACCTGTCAAACAATTATATGGACTAAATCCTAATTTATCTTTAATTTCAATAGCTGAACTAAATTCGTTTAATACGTTTCCGATTTTATCAAGTTGAATTACTGGTTTACTTAATTTTATTGATGTAATTGGTTTTTTTAAACCTGTTAATGATTTTGACATTCTTTTTTTATGTGTTTCTGTTAGAGTTTTACCAAACATTGGATTTAATTCACCTTCTCTTAAATGTCCCTTCTCAAACATTGGATTGCCACTTCCACATCTATTTTTCTTTGATTCTTCACTCCATTTAGTCCCATATCTTGATTTACCAACTGCGCATATATTATACCCATAATTTCTGTTTGCCGAACAATATTTTAATATGTAATATTTTTCTAAATTTAGTAATTCTTCAATATATATATTATTAAAAGATTCAACAGTTTCAAAAACAAAACAATTTTCACTATATTTATTCCAACTTTTTTGTAGTATTGGATTCTCGTGCCTATTTCTTCTAAGTAAATTAATATGAGTTTTAAACCTAAAATCAAATGATTTTAATGTACTTCCAATATAAACTTTGTTGTTAATTGTATTAGTTATTTTATAAATTCCTACCATTAATAAGTATATTCAGTTAATACATTATAATTTTTTCCCAATGCAGTTAATGCTATTTCAACTTCTTTGAAGCATTCATTGATACCGCCCCCACATATCACCAGTTTTCCACCAAATCTTTGTAAATAATCCATTAGGTCAGGAATGTTTATCATGTCTGCTGCTGATTCAAGCAAATCTCTGACAGTACTGGAATCGTATCCATATTGTTGCATAAATCCATTCCACATTTCTTCATTAATATCTCGACTATCATTAATATTATTTTGAATCATGTATTTCACCAGATTTACGGTTTCTTCTTCTTCAATACCTTCATCCATACAATATCTGAAGAAAGCATATCCTTTATCATAAAATTTGGCTGAGTCCAAAACTTCTTCTTGTAAACCATTCTCAAACAACCAATCTCTATATGCTGGTTCACTCACCATCCCCAAAGTATCCTTACCATTATACAAAAAGGTCAATGAATTCATAACATCAATGTTTTTATTTAAAAACATTATAAATGAATCCAGATTAAATGTAATATAATTTTCATATTCGGGTTGAATATCAACAGATATGAAATTTGCACCCTGTACGAGATTTATTCCTGAATTTTCAAGTAATTTATTGCGCTGTTGTTCACTTAAAAGTTTTTCTTTAAGCATAAAATATTTTATTTCTTAATTGTAATTCATAATCACTTCCCATAACATCTTCAACATCTTGACCATCAATATTTAGTTCTTCAATTTTTAACGAAGTATTTTTAAATAATGTTATTTCTTTTTCGTCTTCTCCAAGAGAATAATTCATATTAGCCTCTATTGTATTATCCCAATCAATATATTGTTCCTTTATTGAAGATTTTATCAATGCATCACTATATTTTTTACTATCTCCCCAATGTGCTTCGGCTGCACGTTCATCCCATGACCAATAAATGCCAAGGTGTTTACCTGCTTGTAAAAGATGATTAGTCCAAATATCATCAACAGTTATTCTTCTCCAAATATCAATAGTACCATCTGGTTTTATTTTATTTTTTATGTTATTAATAACATCATCAAATCTGGCTCTTAATTCATAGGTTAACCAATTTTTAAAATCTTCGCTTTGTTCAATTTCTTCTTCATCTGCAAGTATAAGATTATTTTCATATTGATAATATTCTATATATCTTTTATAATCATCGCTTCTTTTCAGTTTTTTAACATATTGCGGAGTAAGAATATAATCATAATCTATTGCTTGAATTGACATCTCATTTAAAATACCCTTTATTGCTTCTTCATGTATAGGTGGAGCAATTGGTTTAATTCCATTTTTGTAATAATTAATAATATCATTAATTATTCTATTAATATTTGTACCTTTGGGATATTCAACACTATGTTCAGCATAATCAGCAGCTTCTGTTGCAAAATCAATAATTATATAATCATTATTCTGATGTATAAATCGTATAAGAGTATTAAATTGCTGTTTGGTTGGCATTTTTCTTAATTCAAAACCATTTGATTGCATTCTAATATTACCCATTTTCATAAAAGATAGCATATCACTACCAATTTCACCTACCTGACGATGGTCAAAGTCACGTCTATTACCACCATTTTTTGCACTAGAGAAATTTAACATTGAACCATCTAATAATATATATCCAACTTCCTTAAAATTATTTGTTATACCAAAATATCTTTTAGCTTTGGCAATTAATTTTGTATCATCTGACATTGGAGTTCTTGGAGTGAAAACTCTTTTTATTATTGCTGTTTTTTCATTGTCAATTGATGCTGTTGGTATCATTGTCTTGCCAATCTTATTAAAATAATTCTTCCAGTCTGTATATGGTCTACCTGTATAGCCTAATCTTGTTAATGCATTTGTTATTACCTGCCACTTACTATCAGAAACCATTGAAGGGTCGAACTCAAATGGTTCAATTTTTTCAGGTTCTGCTTTAGCTCTAGCTTCATTATTTATTTCAACACCTTCATTAAGTATATCTCTGTCAGTCAACACCCAAAGCAATTCTTGTTTCAATTTTTCATCATGTACAAATTCAATAAACATATCTTCCATAAATCTTAATACTGATTCTTTAGAGGGGTCTCTGAA